CCTCCATCATCACCAGACATCGGACGATTCATCTCTGGTAATGGTTCCATTTCTGAAGTAGGAGTGCTACCAGTTTCTGGTCTAATTGGGGGCATTGAAGTAGGCGCATTAATAGGCATTGATGTAGGTGCATTAAGAGGCATAGAGGTAGGCATATTAAGAGGCATAGAAGTAGGTGCATTCATCGGCATTGTTTTAGGCATTTCCGACAAAGGCATACTAGTATTAAATTGTCCTTGATTTTGATCCATAAATTTATTGTTTAAAACTATACTTATAATCTAACATAGTACTATTATTTCTTAGGTTGAACAGAGAATGTCCTATTAAGAATATTGGACTGTGTACTAGTTGTTTTACGAGAAGGAATGTTAGTATCTACTGATCCACCTACTTTTCTATTGTGACCAGCTATATTAGGAATTGATGATGGTCTACTCTTATCTTGCATAGGAACACCTTTTGGTGTAGGAGGCATAGATTTATTCTGTAATAGATTTAATGGATTAGAGAATTGAGAGAAACCACTAACATTACTGCCATATGATTCTCCGGTGCGTCTTAAATGACTCACTACATTTCTAAGTGAAGAACGAGGAATTAAACCGCTAAATCCAGGTCCACCCATACCGGTCGCAGGCATAGGGCCTCCAGGAACTCCAGGTTGCATAGCATTTGCCATCATTTCTGGAGGTATCCCTGGTGGAAGAGCAGGAAAAGCTCCCGCAGGCGCTCCTGCAGGCGCTCCCGCAGCAGCCATAGCTGCCGGATCTAATCCCATCTGATCTTGGATAGGTTGTCCATCTGGTCCAACTGCAGCGTTCTCTTCTTCTGGTTTAGAAATAGTATCTAATGACCATCCCCAATCAGTAATAACTCTTGCGGTAAGTTTTTGAGGATCAACAAACGGTAAGTTAATGAGTAATTGATAAAGATCCATATCCTGTTTCTTCTTAACTTCATCCTGACCAGCAATAGAAGGAAGAACAGTAGCTCTATAATCATATAAACCTTTGAAATCATCTTTTTCAATTAAAGGAAATGTAGGCTGACCGTCTTGACCAATAATACGTATTGTCATCTTTTCTGTAAATAACTGACGAGTCAAATCCATCCAATACCTAAGAACATCAGCATAAGCATCGCCTAAGTGATTTACAAACATACGAACACGTTCTAATGTTGATTCACGAAGATGCCTAACTTCAGTGGCACTACTATTTCCACCGCCACCAACTCCCATGGAAAAGTCATCAACACCTGATGCATATTGCATGTCATTCTTTAATAATTCTTCTTCTTTATAAGCTGATGCCTTAATATCACTAAATTGAATTTCTCTAACACCATTAGGATCGATAGAATAAATAATACCGAACGGTCTAGTTACTAATTCATCTTTATTAATATTTGCAAGCGGATTAACAATCCACATTTTGTGTATAGAAAGAGTCGCAGCATCAAGCCTTTGATTTTTAACCAAGTTTAACATTATCTGAGGGCTCTCTAAAATTAATGGAAGTCCATATCCCTCAAATTCACCGGGGATCTTTAAGTAAGAAGCATCAATGAATGGCGCTTCTTTGAAGTCCATTGGAATTGGCATTGCTCCATCTTTAAAGATTGGCACATAACTTCCACCAACAATAACTGAATAAGAATCATCAAATGGTCTCCACCATTCATAAACTTCATACATCTTTAAAGTATTGTCCTGAGTGCTATAATATTTATCTGTACCGTAAATTGTTCCTGATGCAGACATTATTTGTGCAGCAGAAGATTTTGTAGTATAAAGATTTGTAGTTCTTACTTGTTGACGAATGGCCGCATAATCTATTAAGTCTCCACCCGGGGCATTAATAGCCATCTGTAATCTTTCTTTATCTGCCATTGGATAACGTCTCCTAATTTCAGCTTCAGTTAAAACTATACGTTTAAACCAAAACTGCTTACTCTTGCGAGCAGTATTATGCCAGTCATACCACAAGGTATAATTATCAACCCATTCACACATTGGTCCATCAAAAAATGTCTTTTCCTCTGATTCCCATTTATATTTTTTACTAGAAACGTCTTTTGATTTTAAAAACTTCAATGTACGGACATCCTTTTTCCAACTAACTTGAAGAAACCCTGTACCATAAATAAGGGTTGCACGAACAAAATCTTCAGCAGTAGAATCCATTCCGGCACTTTCCCAGAAGTAATCCATTAACTTTTGTTGTTTTTCAGCCTTAACTTGATCATCTTCATTTCTTCCTAACACCGTAAACTCTGGTCTAGCGTCAATAATACGAGGAACCATAGTTTCTACGGCTGATTGTATGTATGGGATCTGAACATTGCTCTGCCATTTCTTGATTTCTCTCTGTCTATCTCCGCCATAAGCAATATAGAGCTTATATGATCGATCTAAACGTGGTTTAATAACCGTCAAGAAGTAATTTCTTGCGTCATCACGTTGAAGGCGGAAAAGCCTTTGTAATTCTATTTCCTTAGGACCATAGTCGCTTGGTGAGTATATATAACCGGGTCTACTTGCCATATTTTTATTAAAATTTAACTAATTATACTGTAATAATACTACAGTACCTATGATTTTGACGATTTTTAGTACGGAGTTGACGTCGGAAGCTCCTTTTCGTAGTTAATTTGGTCTAATTTACCTCCATACATGACTTTAAAGCCCTGAAAACCGATTGCAGTGGCAAAAATACAGTCATCGTTGAATGAACTTTGAGAAACCATATTACCCCCATCGTCAAAAACAAATGTTAGCATCTCATCCAGTGTCTTTTCTGTGTGTATTTTAAGACTTCCATCAGCCAAAGACTCCCTTAAATCATCAATCATAATTGGTCTGGTTACTTTAGTCGTCTTCCATCCCATCCTATCACTAAATTGAGTGCCCATTGTGTCCATTTTGACAACTGGTCTGAAGTAAATCTGTGGATACATGAGATTTCTGAGTGCTGTAACGGTTGTAAGACCGTGGTTATTTATTTCTACAACCATTAGGGCGTTATTATACATTCTTCCGCATTTATTAAGTAGTGCTCCAAAGCGATCTGCGGTCATATATCCCCTCCAAAATCCAACCTCATCACCTGATTTACGATCAAAAATGGTAAATACAGAATAATCTCCACCAGTTACTCCCTCAGATACATCTGCGCCAACTATATATGATCTATCTGGCCGTGGTGGATAATACATTATCAACCCATCTTCATTCTGGGTAACCATTGATTCTTTCCCTTCATCATCTTTAACTAATTGTCCTACCTTAAATATTCCTTTTCTTAATCTCTTAATTAGATCAGAAGAGAATACTGGTCTACCAGATGAAAGAAATTCTAACTCATATTCTTGAGCAAAACGCATCGGATTATTAATACGACGCCTTATTATTTCTATTTCTTCTTCTGTATAATGCCACCACCAACCATACTTCTTTTTTGTGTAACCATTGTCTGACATCCACATTCTATGATATAAATTACCAATAGCATTAGGAGTGCTTTCAATAATAATCTTTCCGTCCTTAGGAACGGCATTTTCAATGGCCAACATTTTTTCCTCGGCCTTATCCCAAAAAGCAAGTTCAGTCAAAAGAACGTTATGAAGAGTATAACCTCTTCCTACGTTTTCTGAAGAAGGCAACACTAATATTTTAGAATCGATAGCTGGGAATGAAATTTCATATTTAGAATTATATTGAATCTGTGGTCTTATGGCAGCTGGTGTAGTTCTATAGAATGTTTTAACTTTATCTAAAAGTTCAGATGTTAAGTCTGAGTTGTAACCAATAAGAGCAGAGTTGGTTCCTGGAGTAGTAATTGTCTTGTGATAAAGATAACCGGTAACAGCGGATGAAAACCCGATTTGACGGGCCTTCAAAATTATCACACGTGAATCAGTATTAAGTGAATTAAATAAATCTTTCTGTGCTTCATTCAAAATAAAAGGTGTAAGACCTGGAGTCTTCCCCTTTATTTTACAAAAATTCTCCAAATAAAATTTTGGATCTAAAAGTCTATCTATTGGTGCTTCACTTTTGCTCATGATTTTGGTTTAGTGTCATAAATACTAGAAGTCATCTCCTCTTCTTCTTCTTGAGCTAATCTTGCAGATTCTGGGATGACTGGTTGTTTCACATCATACTTCTCGGGGGCAGATATTTTAGGTGTAGCATTATTTTTTTCCTCCTCAATCTTTTTAAGTAATGTCTCTTCCCATGTACCAGATGAAGCAACACTTGCATCATCATATTTTTCCATTCCAACTGATTTCAGTAAGGTTTGAAAAGCTTTTAATTTATCAGCATCTTTAAAACCATTATCAGCAATACCCTTAATACCGCTAACAATATAATCAAAAGAAATACCAGCCCTAGAGAGGGCTCCATGGTATTCTTTTCTCATAGCTATCTTGTCTAAGGTTCTATAGACATCAGCTACTGTTTTTACCCCAATCATATCTCTGAGTTTTTTAGGATCCTGAGTTATTTGCAGAGCCTTCAATAAAAATATCTGTTGAGCAGTATTCTGAGACCCACGTTTAAAAGTGTTAGTAGTATATACTACTGGACGTAACCTTGTTTTTGGTGACGGTATTTCATTGTTTTCCATTTTATTTTGTATTAAAATTAAATTTATTATTTTCCCAAAACCTTTTTAATTTATTGTTTCTAATGTATGGCCAATTCAATGCTCCTCCTACTAATTTGTATTTGTCGTCTTTTATATCTTCATTATGACAAAGAGCCCAATTATAAACCCAATTTACAAACTCAGCATAAGACATACATCTTTTTTCTGCTTCCTCTAATATTTCTAAACGATTATCCATTTGATATACAAACACTAAGTAATCCAATGAAACATTCTTATATGGATATTTATATTTTTCAGGATTCTCAAATGGGTTATTTAATAAAAAATCAGGAAATAAATCTATAAGATAAGATGCAATTGGTGTAAAACAAAAATTAGCCGTAAGTACACGATGACTAGTGCCTACAGCTATTTTGGTAAACCTACCAAAGGCGATATCACTAAAGATACCGTTACCTACCCTTTTTATTCTTCTTAGTCCTCCAACCGTGATTTGTTGTTCAAGCCATACTTCCTTGACTATTGAATCAAATATAGAAGAATGCGCTTCTTTATAAAAACTTCTAAATTTTGAAATTAATTCTTCTAACGAACCTATTGTAGAACCGAGTTTTCTTTTATTACCATACCACTTATCAATATCATAAATATCTTCATTAATTTTGGGGTATGTTTTGAGTATTTGTTTCATTTGGATTTATATTCATATTATTTTGAGGTGGCATTCCTAGACCCATCATATTAGGATCTTGTGAAATATCTGGATTTTGTTCCATCTCTTCACCCAAGAGCCTATCCATTGCTTGCTCAAACATATCAGCAAGTTCCGGATTATTTTGTCTTAACTTATTAATAAAATTAGCTACAGATTCTCTATCTGTTAAATCAACTCCTGCCATTTGGAGTTTTTCAAATACCTGTCTCAATATATCACTATTCATCTGATTACTCTTATCTTTAGAAGCAGATCTATATATTTTAAAAGATTCTAAACCTTGCCTAATCTTTTCAATCATGTCTAATAATTCCTGCTTCCTTTCTTCAGGCATAGGTTGTGCTCCACCTTGAAATGGTTGTGGGATCTGTGAAGGATCTCCCACGGGCATTTGATTTTCTCCTTGTATTTGTTCTATTGGATTCATATGTATCTATAATAACATAGTACTTATCGACGTTACTCTTTTTTAGTAAATGTTGTATCAACTGATGCTTGAACTGGAATACCCATAACTTGAGCAACACTACGGACTGTTCTTCTCACTGGATCTTCCTTACCTTTATATCCAATTTGACTCTTCCCTTGTTTAGCCATAGATAAAACTCTCCATCTATATTTAGGCATGTATTGGGCCATAGACGCTGGAGTTACTAACCCAGCCAAAGAAGCAACCCCTGGTACAAATGCTTCAGAAAATGAGCGTACACCGTATGCTGCTTTCTCTATAGGAGTAGCATCAAATGGATATAATGGTTGTCCAAATTGACCTTGAGGTTCTATTTTATCACCTAATATTAAGGGTAGAATTATATTTTCAAATATAGAAGCTCCAACGGGATCCTTCATAAATGGAGATTTCTGAGTTATAGTAGCTACAATTTCTCTAAATGAATTACCATAATCTGTCTCAGTTGGACCAAACATACCCAATGAATAATATGGGATAGCATTAGTAAGATTTAAATAAGTAGGATTCTCATTAAAAAATGGAACACGGTACATCCCTGGTTTATTTAAATAAGAATATATATTTTTCTTTAATGCAACTTTTTCAAGGGGAGTTTTATCACCACCGAATTCATCCATAGCAAAAGTCATCTTATTAAATGCAGAAGGATTATACGCCAATGTTTGTCCGGTCTTTAAAGCCATGCCATACATAAATGATACAAATGGAGAACCAATAATAGGCATATTTCTCATGACACGAATAGCTGCGGGCATCGCATTATAATTAAGATACATTAAGTTTGCTAATTCAAAAGATGTCTTAGGAGATAATCTATATAATGTTTTACCGGTAGATATTTCTTTACCGCTCTTAGATATTATTTTTTCTGTATATTTACCCATAGCTAGTTCCTCTGGATCAATATCAATTATATGTGATAATCTTCTTATAACATTTTCAGTATACCCATGAACAGTTGATTCAGTAAATGTTGCTAATTTAGCCATCTGATCATAAGTATCGTATGTAGAAGGCATTTTATTCATCATAATATCCATGGCTTTCCATGCCCATCCACCTTCTTTAGCTTTATCTTTAACAAAGGTAAATGGTTTTGTCGCCATCTTACTACCAAATGCCTCAGTGCTCATCATACCACCAGCAATATCAGGATCTATTTCTCCTGTTTCTGCTAGATTTTTAAAGACTCCAGATGTACCAGCTTCAACTTTGGTGCTTCTCTTTGCAGTCTTTTCTAAGGATTTAAACTCTTGTTCACCAAACTTACTCTTTAATTCATCAACCATTTCTTTCCATTCTTTTTCGGCTATCTTTTTATCTATACCTTTAGGTATTAATCCTGCATTTAATGCATTATCATAATTTTTACTAGCATCGAGAAAATTTACTCCCTCAGAAAAAGCAGAACGAGTAGATGATTTATTGGCTTCCATAAAAAACCTAACTGCATCATCTCCACCATCAATTGTTTTAAAGAGTTTTTCAAGTTCTATAGCTGAACCTGGCTTATTATGATATACATTCCATACTAATTTTAAATTCTTCAAAAAATTAGAACTTATATCTCCAGTAGCTAATTGTCTCATAGACAAATTACCCATCATTGCATACATATGAGAAGAAGGGTTTGATCCAACTACCGCAGATCTGAATATAGCCATTCCTTGCTCATATTTATCCATAATATCTTTTCCTCTTATAATAATTTCATTTTTACCTAAATGTATTTTCTTCTCATATGCCTTAGTCTTATTTTTTAGATTATCAAACCACCTTATGCCGGTATCATCCATGGCCCCTGATTTTGCTAATTTTTCCAAGACATCGAAAGGAATAACAACATCACCCATTCTATCCGCCGAAACACGAGCGGCATTTTCTGCTATATCCATACTAGTAAATGCATTATCCCCCATTTTTCTTCCGTCTTTTGCTATTAATGATGCCCCATCAACTCCCTCTACTATCGTCCCCGATGCCTTTTCTATTATCCTAGCAGACTCTGCATCAGTTCTAGCTAAACCAGCTATTTTACGATCCGCTTCTTCTGCAGTAACCAATTTATCACCT